GCAGTGCCCGATGCGCTGCGGCGTATCACGGACAACGGCTACTACGGCAATACCACTGAGCAAACTGGCGACGTTTCCTTCAACTTCCTTGGCAAGAAGTATTCCTTCACTGGCACGGAGACGATTAAGTGGACGGATGAGCTGGACAAGAAGCAAAGCTATGTAGTTACACGCAGCGGCTCCATTGCAAGTTCACGCAAAGAACTGGATCGTTTCCTGGCAGAGAAGCCGCGCCTGTCTGTTGCTGCATTGCGCAAAGAGCTTGATGACGACCTGGAGAAAGTGAGGCAGCTTCGTGATGATGTGCTGGCTGGTGACTACGACAAAGACTTGCGCAAGGAAGCGAAAAAGAACGAGGCAGTGCAGGCAGTCAAGCAAGACATTGAGCGCCTCAAGGAGGAGCTTGAAAGGCGCATTGTGCAAGTGTATAAGCTCAATCCCAAGACTGTCACAATCAGTGGCAACAAGGTGCTCACGGACGGCACCAAGCTAGACGTTAGTGGCAAGAAGATTGCAGAGCTTGAGAAGCAGATTGAACGCAGGAGGGAGGAGAAGGACGATCTTCTGAGCGACAACATCGCCGCTCGACGCAAGGCTTATTCTCAGTTCTTGCGCAGAACCACTGGCTCCTTCGTGGGCCTCGACGGCAATCGCTATGGCACTGGTGGTATTGTCGCCATCAAGCGACGCATCGCCGACCTGAAAGGAGAATCCACTAGCGATGCTATTGGCGTGGATGCAGTCAAGGGCTACATGCTCTCTCTCATTCAAGAGAAAGAAGAAGCCCTGAACTTCCTTGATTATGGACTGAAGAACTGGGAGGACTTGCAAGGCGCTGCTGATGACAACTTCTATACGAAGTGCCTGGTCAAGGCGGATTCTGCGGCCTATCAAACCATCACGGCTTGTGACTATGTGAAGTTCTCGCTTCGCTGCAAGCTGTTCCGTCGCATCCAAGGAAGGCAAAAGAAGTACGGAGAGAAGGACGCGCCTGAAGGCTACAAGATGAGTGACAACGGCATCCAAGGGCGCATTGGCTTCTTCAAGGTGTCCTATAGGGTTACTGGAGAGAGCAACTACACTTCTATTCCCATCGTCTTTGCCGTAAGACGCGCAGCGGATCAAGATAGTTTCATTGGCCTTGACTTCAAGGCTCCATCTAAAAGCAAGTGGGAGTTCAAGATTGAACCCATTGGTGACATTGGGGCAGAGACGCTTGACAACGGGCAGCAACAGTTTGCCTTCATTGAGAACAGTGGTAAGCGATCAAGCTATGCCCTTGGCGATAGTGGTCGAATCAAGTGGACCGGCAGCCTGGTAGATGCCGGGCTGTTGAACAAAGGCGCCCTGGAAGAGCGTGGTCCCATCTACACGAATGAATGGGACTTGTTCTCTGTTCGCTCTGATACCAGTACGCAGTTCAGCTTTGAAGGCGGCCCTGAGTTCAAGATTACGGCAGTCACAGAACAGCAGGAAGGAAGCGTTGGTGGTAAGTATGACAGCATGAGCATGATGGCTCTTGGCGTCTATTCGGGGAAGGGTGTTCAAGACTTGCGTTCGATCACTGCCTTTGTGAAGGAAGGCAAGGAAAGTTGGGTGGTGAACGAAGCCAGCGGCGCGAGAACACTGAGCAGTGAGAGCACTAGCTACGCGCCTGACATCTTCACTGATACGGTGCTCGATGTGGAGAATGGCATCGGCAAGTATGCCAAGCCTGAAGGCATCAACTGGGACATGCTCGCGCTGTCTAAGCGGTTTTGCAAGAACAATGGACTGGGCTGTCAATTGTTCATGGACGGTGTGATTGCCGACCTGTCATCTTGGCGGCAGTTCTGGGCCGAGGCGGCTCCTTACAGCCTCCTGGAGATGGCAAAGATCGGCGGCAGGGAAACACTCATCCCAGCAGTGCCGACCAATAAGAATGGTGTTGCCAATCGTGAAGTGACAGTGAGCGCGATGTTCACTGCAGGCAACATTCTTGAAGGCAGCTACAAGGAAGAGTTTGTTGACTATGGCGACAGTTCGCAAGACTTGATTGCCACCGTCATTTATCGAGACACTGAAGTTCAGGATGTATTCCCTCGCAATGCAAGCGTGCAAGTGAGCCTTGCTGACGTGCGGGAAGCTACTGCCATCCGGCAAACTTTCGATCTGTCTCAGTTCGTAACACAACGAGAGCAAGCCATTCTATTTGGCAAACTGCTGTGCAATCAGCGGCGATGGATGCGCAGAGGGGTTGAGTTTCAGACCTTCCCCACTGATTCTCCCATTGCCCCTGGTGACTACATCTATGTTGACATTGGCCTCAATACTTGGGACCGAGTGTCTTCTGGCATGGTGATGGAAGGCGGCAAACTGAACATCCCCTTAAAAAGCTCAATCACTAATGGTCAGTATTCAGTGCTGCTCTACAAAGCCGGAGAGAAGGTTAAGAGTTTTTCTGGTGTAACCGTAGCCACAAACGGCACCACTGGAGAGGTGACGGCATCTGCGCTCACTGGCTACAAGGGCGCAATGTTTGTGCTTGGCATCAAGAGCAACAAGAAACGAGTGTTCCGGGTGACAGAGGTTGCGATGGACGAAGAGGGTGAGGTGACGGTTAAGGCAATGGAGCATCCGTGCGAGGAATCGGGAAGCAAGCTCTTGAGTCGAGTGGCTAACTTTGCGCCATCTTTGTTCAGGGTGGAAGCAGACAATACTGGCGTGGAAACAGTGCTTGAGCCTCCTGTTGAGCCTCCCATCGAGCCACCAGTCGAACCAGAGGAGTCCTATTGGGACAGTTGGGCGATTCAGAACTACACATGGAACGCCGAAAGCTATCCGGTGTGGTGGGCTGGTTAATCTCATGTGCGACAATGACTCTATAGACTGAACAAAAAGCACAATGGCACAAAGGATCCTGGATGGAGAGCAGTACGAATCAGTGCTGGTTCGGGGAGAGGAAAGCGATGGAGGTCTTGCCGTTAGAAGCAACGGAAGCAAGGTAACGGCGACGTATAGCCGACCAGCGGACGCATTGCAGTATGACGCCGGAGACGCCATTCTCCCCAGCGGCAGCAGCTACGTCACTGTGAGTGGCATCAGCAACAAAGGGGGAGACATTTACGTGTCGAACTTTACTGCTGCAATTGCTGCAAGCGGCGCGCCTGCTGGCATTGGAACAATGCGATTTCACTTGTACTCAAATCCTCCTAGCGGAGCCGCAGACAACGTTGCACTGATCGTCAGTAGCGGCGACATGACTTCCTATCAGGGTTTCATTGATGCAACTAGCCCCGTGGACTTGGGTGCCTTTGTTTACTATCAAAGCAATACCAGCAATCTTCATTGCGCTCTAGCCTCTGGAGCCAGCAGTGTTTATGCCATCCCGCAAACACTATCGGCATGGACGCCGGCATCTGGCTCTGCAGTCAGGCTGAGCATTGGCTATTTCGTGGTTTAAGCGGTCATGCTATTACCTCTTGCCATAGCTCTCTATTTGACACCTGTAGACGAAGAGATCCAAAACGACGATGTTTTTTGGTCGGACTGGGGCGAGCAAGTTTACGGTTGGTGGGCTGAAAGCTATCCCGACTGGTGGGCTGATTGACCGAATGCTGCAACGTTTTGATTTGCGGTTAAGATGAGAAGAACTGGTTGTAGGTAACGTGGCCGCTCCCAATCTCAAAAGCCCAACGACTGTCAAGGGCAAGACTGTTGGCTATGCCGTGACGACTTCACTGGCCGCAGCACTGAGTAATGGCGCTGCGTCGGGAAAGACCCTGAAGGTGGTGTCGGTGTATTGCGCCAATGTGGATGGTGCAGCAGCGGCAGACATTGACCTGACGCACTACAACGGCACAACGGACTACAGCCTGGCCAAGACGATCGCAGTGCCGGCCGATGCCACTCAGGTGCTTGTGACGCGAGAGGCGCCGATCTATCTGGAGGAAGGGCACAGCCTCAGGGCCAAGGCCAGCGCCGCTGGTGACCTGGAGCTGGTGATCTGCTACGAGGAGATCGCCTGATGCTGGGTTTCAATGGCGGGCTGCTCGGGAAGCGCAGGGTGCCTAGTGTTGGAGTGGCATCAGGCTTGTGGTTTCAGAATGAGCAAGGTGTGGCAAAGCGTGAAGGAATTTGGCCTCTGGGCATCACAAACATAAACGTTGCATCTATTGCTTATACACAGTCAGCAAACTATGGCGCTGGTGGGCCGAATGCTGCAAATGCAAACATGACCGATGGCTCGTTCACGAACACAGCTACTGCTACAGGGAACCCTGGATGGGTGCAGGCGGATTTGGGGCAGCCTTATGTAGTTGGCACCGTCGTCGTGGGAACTGCGACCGCAAACATACCAGGCGGATTCTCAAAGTTCTACACAGAGAACTGCATTGTTGAGCACTCTCTTGATGGCAGCTCCTGGACGACTGCGTTCAACACTGGCTCCTTTGCCGCAGAAGGCATCTATAGCTTTTCTGTTAACTTCACGGCTCGCTATGTGCAAATCAGGAATCCGAATAGCTGGCTTGCAGTGTCCGAGTTTTACGCGCTTGCTCCAGGGCAATCGTATCCATAAGTCTTTGCTTTCGCAAAATCGCATGACTGCTAATCTGCTGACCCCGGAAAGCTAACCCGACCAGTCGCACAGCATTTCATGACTGTTTCACAGTCAAGTGGCTAAGCTAGTAAAAAAACAACCGTTGAGATGGGCTTCTATACTGGGCGCACTGGATCATTGGTATTTAACGGAAAGCCCGTAGCCAAGATCCGTGACTGGTCTTTGGAGACTAGCGTTGAGCTGCTATCAACGAACGACATTAGTAGCGTTGCCAATACATTCACGCCTGGCGTTAAGGGCGCCACTGGCAGCGCCACGCTTTTGTATTACAGGCTTGAGAGCGGTGAAAACGCAACACTCACCGAGTTCACGCAGTTGCTCGGCAACATCATGCGCACTGGAGCGATTACAGACAATCAAAAGGTGCGGCTCACTTTGAACGTGGGCAATCAGGCAGAAGATGACATTCGCCTTGATGCCTTCATTACCTTCGCTCAGCTAGGGAGTAGCACTGGCGAGCTTAGCATTGTTTCCATTCAGTTCACCATGGATGGCGACTTTATCGATGTGATTCAATAGAGCAAGGTATGACGGTTTTTGTTGGTCACAAGGGCAACATCCGGCTGAGGCGCGGATCGAGCATTGGCTATGGCTTCTTGGAGGCGCAGATTGCTCCTGATGATGTCAATACCAGTCTGAATCGCTTGAGTTTTGACAATGCCATTGATAATCTCCTGACAGGCGACCGCTTGGAACTATCCACCAGTGACCCTCGTAAGTTGCTGTGTTTTCCTGCTTCAACATGGATTGATGGACAGGTAAACGATCAAGTGAGCCTCTATGTCAATGTCAATGCTGTTGGTGGACTGCGCTTCTTTGCATCCTTTGAAGATGCCGTGAATAATGTCAGAGCCAACGAAGTGGCCTTAGCGAGCTTTGCAGGCGACCCTCTGCTGGTTGAAGCGCGAGTCAAGGACACCACTTACAACGTGCTCGGCAACGTCAGTGGCTATACATTCAACACCGACCGCGAATCCATTGATACCACCACCCTTGCTGACAAGTTTCGACGGCAATACTCGGCTGGGTTGATCAGCGGCAGTGGCAGTATTGACTGCTTGTTTGACTACAGGACTGGCGGTGTCAACGAGATGCCGCTGTTGATGTTGCAGCTCATTCAGCGCCTGGACATTGGTAGCGAGTTTGATCTTGCGCTCTACCTTACGGACAGCAGCCTGAATCCAGCCGTGAACAGTGTCTACTACGAAGTGGCGGCCATGGTGACAAGGGCGGGAATCACCGTGCAAGATAACGAAATCGTCGCTTGCACCATTGACTTTGTAAGCACTGGTGAAATCAAGCTCTTGGTGGGCGAACCAAGTGGCTACATTCTGAAGGAAGACGATGGGCTCATTGAGCTTGAGCAATCGCTAGACTTCCTGCTTAAGGAAGTAGAAGACTGATCTTCACGCCAGAAGAAGATTAGACTTAACATAGCCGCCTTGGAGAGTCGCTTTGGCTGATCAGAGAATCTCGCAACTTCCGTCATTGCCTCAGTCGGCAGTAGCCTCTGGCGATCTCCTCCCCATTGCCGATGTTTCTTCGTCGCAGACCAAGAAGATAACAGTTAGCGACTTGATGAACGCTGGCATTGCGCTAGT